GGTTACCTTGTCCCTATCGAGTATGACCGCAGACTGATCGATGTTCTGGATGAAGAGAACATCATGCGTGGCCTTGCTACCAAGATCACCACTTCCGGTCAGCACAAGATCAATATCGCAGCAACCAAGCCTGCCGCTGCGTGGATTGAGGAGGGCGGTGCGCTCACTTTCGGTGATGCCACTTTCGACCAGACCTTCCTTGATGCCTTCAAGCTTCATGTTGCCATTAAGGTGACTGAGGAACTGCTCTACGACAATGCGTTCAATCTGGAGAACTACATCATCACTCAGTTCGGCAAGGCACTGGCAAATGCGGAAGAGGATGCATTCCTCAACGGTAACGGTGTCGGCAAGCCTGTGGGCATCTTCGATTCTGCCAAGGGTGGTCAGGTCGTGAACACTCTGACTGCGGCGATCAAGTCCGATGATATGCTCGACCTGGTCTATGGTCTGAAGCGTCCTTACCGCAAGAACGCATCCTTCATCATGAACGATGCGACCCTCGCACAGCTTCGTAAGCTGAAGGACAACAACGGTGCCTATATCTGGCAGCCTTCCTACCAGGCAGGCGAACCTGACCGTATCCTCGGCTACGCTGTCCGCACCTCTGCATATGCACCTACCGATGCCATTGCCTTTGGTGACTACAGCTACTATAACATCGGTGACCGTGGCTCTCGTTCCTTCAAGCAGCTGAATGAACTGTTCGCCGGAAACGGTATGATCGGTTTTGTTGCTAAGGAGCGTGTGGACGGCAAGCTGATTCTGCCTGAGGCCGTTCAGATCCTTAAGCTGAAGAGCGAGTAAGAACACCGGAGATGGGGTAGCAATTCGTTACCCCATCCCTTGATTTGGAGGTGATGCCCGTATGGTTACGGTAGAAGAAATGAAACAGTATCTGCGTATCGACTTTTCCGAGGATGATGGCCTTCTGGGCATCCTCATTTCATCCGCAGAAGAACTGTGTGCCAGCGTTGCCCGTATCCCCGTGGAAGAATACCTTTCCCTTTCAAATGATAATGCCAAGACTGCTGTTTTATATGCGGTGGCATATCTGTATGAACACCGGGAAGAAGCCGACCATCATCAGCTGACGATTGATCTCCGTTCCCTGCTGTTCGGTTTGCGGAAGGAGGGGTTCTGATGAATGTGGCACTGATGAATCTGCGTATCACGTTCCAGAAAAACACAGTCGTGACCGATGCCATCGGCAACCGCAAAAATGCATGGGAGGATTACTTTTCCTGCTATGCCACCATCAGCAGCGAGAGTGGTGCGGAAACCGAGACTGCCGGACAGACGATACCGCAGGCCAACGGAGCATTTACCGTGCGGTACTGCAAAGAGACCGCTGTCGTTACTTCTGACGGATATCGCATCCGCTGTGGGGATGACCTTTATAACATCAGCTACATCGACCATCAGAACAATAAGCGAAAATCGCTGAAGTTCTGGGTACAGAAAGTGAGGCGGTAATTATGGCAACGAAGGTATCCATCGGAAATATGGCAGATGCCATCATGAAGGAACTGAATGAGTATGCCGATACGACCGCAGACGGTGTAAAGGCTGCTGTGCAGAAAGCTGCGAAAACTGTGAAAACGGAGATTCAGTCAGGTGCGCCTGCAAGAACCGGGGCATATAAGAAAAGCTGGGCTACAAAGAATACAGCGGAGTCCTCCAATAAACTGGAGATCACCGTATATTCCCGTAACCGATATCAGCTTGCCCATCTCTTGGAACATGGTCATGCCAAGCGTGGCGGTGGCCGTGTGGCGGCAAGACCGCATATCGCATCGGCAGAGCAGTCCGGTATTGAACAGCTGGAACAGGAAATCGAGAGGTGTATTCGCAATGGATAAACTGTTGGAGATTTTGCAGGCAGTGGGTATCCCATTTGCCTACGATCATTTTGCAGAGGGCGAATCTCCAGAGCCGCCCTTTATCTGCTATCTGCTGCCGGATTCGGACAACTTCTCCGCTGACGGCAGAGCCTATTACAAGGTCAATGAAGTCCATATTGAACTCTATACCGACATCAAGGACTTGTCGGTGGAGAGACAGCTGGAAGCCGTGCTTGATGAGCATGGTATTTTTTATGACCGCTCCGAAGTCTGGATCGAGAGCGAGAAACTGTATGAAGTCCTTTACTCTTTTGAAATGGAGGCTTAAAAGCTATGGGTAATAAAGTCAAATACAATCTGAAGAATGTCCATGCAGCCAAGATGACGGAGTCCGTGGTTGACGGTGTTACCAAGTACACCTATGCCGCTCCCCAGGCGATTCCCGGCGCGGTCAGCATCAGTCTGGATGCCGAGGGCGATTCCAGTCCTTTCTACGCTGACGGTATCGTGTATTTCCGCTCCAATACCAATAATGGTTACAGCGGTGATCTGGAGATTGCCCTCATCCCTGAGTGGTTTCGTACCGAGATTTTGCAGGAAATGCTGGATTCCAACGGTGTTCTGGTGGAGAAGTCTGATAACGCGGCAAGCGTGAAGTTTGCACTGCTCTTTGAGTTTGACGGCGATGTTCATGCTATCCGTCATGTCATGTATAACTGCACCGCATCCCGTCCTTCCATCAAGTCCGAGACCAAGGAGGACAAGATTGAGCCTGGTACGGAGACCCTTTCTCTGACTGCTGACCCTCGTGAGGACGGTCTGGTTAAGAGCCGTACCGGAGACGGCACCACAGCTGCTACTTACGCAGCCTGGTATAACAAGGTCTACATCCCTGTGGAACCTTCTGATGAATAAGGAGGGATGAGCCATGCTGCAGAAAACAATCAAAGTCGGTGATAAGGAGGTAGCGTTCCGCTCCTCCGCAACCATCCCTCGTTTATACCGCATCAAATTCAAGAGGGATATTTTCAAAGACCTGTCCAAACTGGAACAGTCCTATAAGGGCAAGACCAGTGAGGGCGGGTCTTTTGAAATTGAAGATCTGGAGATCTTCGAGAATGTGGCCTATATCATGGCTTTCCACGCAGACCACACTATTCCGGACAATATCGATGACTGGCTCGACCAGTTTGAGATGTTCTCTATCTATGAGGTACTGCCGGAAATTCTGGAATTGTGGGGTACGAACCTCATCACGGATGTTCAGTCTAAAAAAAACTTAACCGCAGTAGCCGGGAAATGACAACGCCCTTATTCCTCCTGCGCTGTACGGAAATCGGCATCGGCATTGCCGACCTCGACCTTCTGACTATCGGTCTTGTAATGGATATGTGGACGGAAAAAGGCAACGACAGTGCCAAGTACAGCAGTACGGTCATCGCCGGGCAGGAGGAATTCGATAAATTTTAAGGAGGTGGAGCGAACATGACGAGCAGAATCAAGGGCATTACCGTTGAGATTGGCGGTGATACTACCGGCTTACAGAATGCGCTGAAGGAAGTCAATTCTTCCATTAAGAATACGCAGTCTGCATTAAAAGATGTAAATAAGCTGCTGAAACTCGATCCGTCCAATACGGAACTGCTCTCGCAGAAGCAGAAATTGCTGAAGGATGCCATTGCCGCCACATCCGAGAAACTGGAATCCTTAAAGACTGCACAGGAACAGGCTAAGGCACAGCTGGAAAGCGGTGACCTTGGACAGGACAAGTATGATGCCCTCCAGCGTGAGATCATCGAGACCGAACAGGAACTCAAGCGTCTGCAGGAGCAGGCTATCGAATCGAATGCCACCCTTGCCAAAATTGAAGAAGTCGGCAGCAAGCTGGAAACAGTCGGTAATAAAGTAACCGGGGTCGGTCAGAAACTGCTCCCGGTAACCGCCGGAGTTACTGCTCTCGGTACAGCGGCCGTAAAGACCACCGCCGACTTTGATTCTTCCATGAGTCAGGTGCAGGCTACCATGGGCATTGCAAAAGATGCCATGTCTGACCTGAATGGAGAGTCCGTCAATACGATGGATGCCCTCCGTGACCTGGCAAAGCAGATGGGATCGCAGACGGCATTCTCCGCAAGTGAATGTGCGGATGCCATGAAC